AAGTAGGCAATAGGCAGTTGCCTTATTTGGTTGCTATTGAGCCAAAAAGCGTATATAAATGGCTTGTAAATGATATTGGCGAACTTGATTTATTTACTTATACAACAACTGTATTTGATGATGAGGGGAAAGCCAAAACCCAGTACCATGAATGGACACGCACATCTTGGACAGTAAGAAATGAGGAGCAAAAAGTCATTGCTACTGGTGAACATAATCTCGGCAAAGTTCCAATCGTTCAATGGTTTGGTCGTTCATCTCGTAAGATTGATATTCTACCTCCACCGGAATACTTGGCTATCGCTAAGACAAATCATCAAGTGTATCACCTATGCTCGCTATTAACTCAAATACTTAATATGCAGACTTTTAGTACATTGACATTACCTGACAATGGGCAAGGTGTGGACGATATTACGCTAGGCACAAATAATGTATTGATGTATCCGGCAGAAAGTAGTCATGCACCAGCTTTTATTGCACCAGATAGAGGGCCGGCAGAGATTATCATGAGCGTTATTAAAATGCTTGTCGATGATATGTATCGTTTATCCGGTGTTAATTCCGTTATAGGTGTACAAGAGGCGAAGTCCGGTGTCGCTAAGCAATGGGACTTCGAACGTACAAACCAACGCTTGGCAGATTTCTCCGTACAATGTGAAAGTGCGGAAAAGGACATTATCGAACTATTTGAGTTGTGGACAAATACGAATGTCGATTATAAATGCGACTATCCTCGTGAATTCAAAATTAATGATATTACAGACAGCCTTGCACAATCTCAGGCCGTGTTAGATCTTGGGCTCGGCAGTAACACTCTTAAAGTTGAAACAGGCAAAAAGGTATTGGATAGCTACATGCCAAACATTGAGCCTGAAATGTTCGATGAAATTGTTGCCGAAATTGAAAAAAGTGTTCAACGGCAGGAGCAAGACGAAACATATCATAATAATAACGATGATGATGTAGAGGGCGGTGCAGAAGATGAGAACGCAAAGGGAGATAAACAAGGCGATAGATAGTTTTGAGCAAGAAGTCAAAGCACAGCTAGCACTTGGGCTTAAACCTAACGAGGCCGTTAAAAATGCTTATGCAAAATATCCTGTCATGGATATGATGAAAGCTACCTTACAAGCAGAATTAGTCAATACTTTTGTGGCAGGGTACGGAGGTATTGTTCCATACTCCGGTAAAAGTATCTCACAGGCTATGTCTGAAAGTTGGGCGAGTGATGATCTTACACTTTCTAAACGTTTATATAGACGGTCAAGCACTATACGTAATGAAGTGGCTGACACTATCAAGCAAGCGTTAAAGACAAATAAAACTGTAAAGGGGTTAGCAAAGTCAATATTCGACGGCTATGGTAAGGGTGGTATTATACCGGAGGCCAGTATACCTAAATTTCTACGCAAGCTATCCGATATAAATATAAGTGGTGAGGCTACTCCAGAGGCTAAACGTAAGCAACGTGAGTTATTACGTAGCGTTAAAGGGAAAATAGCAAGGCTCGATACTCCTTATGTTAGGGCTGCATATAATGAAGTAGTTGCAGCCGTTGATGATGGCAACGAAGTTAGATTGCAAAAAGCTATCTACACAGCTACACAAGAAAAAGCACGTTATCATGCTGAGCGTATAGCACGAACAGAAAACGCAAGGGCTTACGCTGACGGCCAAATGAGCAGATATTTAGACGATGAGGACGTGGTCGCTTTTCAATGGAGGTTATCCGCTAATCATCCAAGATATGATATATGCGACTTTTATGCAAATGCTGATCTATACGGACTTGGCAAAGGGGTTTACCCTAAAGACAAATTCCCTAAACTGCCAGCACATCCACATTGTATGTGTCATATTAAGCCTATGACTGAGCTCGATATTGATGTTAATAAAAGAAATGATAACCTTGAACAGTCAGGGCTAGAATATATCAAATCTTTATCTAAGAAACATCAAGAAGTGTTGCTCGGTGTAAATGGTCGAAATACTGTATTGAGTGGCAAAGGAAATTGGCAAAACTTTGTGAGGGGTTGGACAGATGAAACATTTGACGTGCGAAACCCCAATTCAACAATAAAACGTTTGCATAATAGCGGTGTTAATGGTTTAATTAAGTTAAAGGAGAATGACAAACCATTATTTGATTTACAACTATTCTCTAATAACGAAATTGATTTTGATAAGATAATAGACAAAACCAAAGGTCGATATAAGATTAAAACAAAATCAAACCCTAATGATGTTGTTATGTATAAAACCAAAAACAGTAATGGTCAGCAACAACTCAACTTCTCTTTTTATAATGAATTTGGGATATTATACAAACAGTTACATGGTGGCCATCATGGAAATGCTAAACACCATAATGTTGGAACTAATGACAACCCTATATATCATCATAAGCATTTTTATAAAATAGTAGGATATAAAAACGAAGATACACCTATTTTGGAAGAATCAGAAATAAAACCATTAACAGAAAAAGAAAAGGGGTATTTCAATGACGAAAGACGAATTTTGGGAGGCAATTAACACTGGCGGAAAAGTATATACATATGATGATAAATTCGACTTTTATGCCGTGTTTACCAATGGAGCCTATGAGATTTATCCAGTCCCAGTTCCTGATTATTTAGATTCAGTTAACTATGAAAAATATAAAACATTCGATGGGATGTTAAAAAATGTTACAATTCTAGGCAAGCCGTTAGTCGAATGCCTAAATAAAATTGAATATTAAGAGTTATGCGATATGCATAGCTCTTTTTTTTATAAGCTATTTACGCCCTTTCATGTGTGATGATTGGGCGTATTTTTATTGGTGTAATTAGGTGGAGACCTATTACATATATTTTTCTCATGTTATATACGGAGGTTACAACATGAACATCGCAGAAGTTTATCAAGCACTCGAACAATTGGAGAACGGTCAAGATCTTATCTCGGCTATTAAGGGGGAGACGTCTCGTCTTAATAATGAGGCTAAGACAACACGTGAAAAGTTACAACAACAAATCACGGAATTAACCGGTGAACGTGATACGTTATCAACTCGTGTTACCGAATTAGAACAGTCGGCAGGGGCCAATACTGGTGCTAATTCTCCAGAGTATAAAATGCTCGAAAAGCAGTTAAAAGCTATGAGCGAAAAGTTCGAACTTGCTGAAACTAAGGCAAAAGAGGCTGAGGCAAAGCGTATTCAATCTGAAATTATGGCACAGACACTTGACGCCTTTACTAAGGCAAATGCGGTAGATCCGCAAGAGTTTGCAAGATTGGTTGCCAATGATATTAAGGTACAAGACGATGGCACTTATGGCTATTTGAAAGAGGACGGCACAGTCGGAACTATCCAAGACCGTACCAATGAATGGCTACAAGGTAAAGCATGGGCAGTCAAAGCTACAGGCAGTACTGGAAGTGGACAAGGTGGGACAGGTAGCGGTGCCGATAGCGTCTTGAATGAATTCGCAGCAGCAGCCGGCGTAAAACTTTAATCATTTAACTAATGGAGGTAATTAACAATGCCAATTAACACACTTCAATATTCTCAACAGTTCCAAACTGTACTTGACGCTCAAATGTTGGCAGGTGCGACAACTGCATTTATGGAGGCTAACGCAGGCCAAGTCAAATATGACGGTGGCGATACTGTACACATTCCTGAAATTAGCATGCAAGGTCTTGCTAAGTACGACCGTGATAACGGTTTTAATCAAGGTTCCGTTACTTTGAAATTTAACCCTTATAAAATGACTCAAGACCGTGGACGTACATTCCAACTTGACGCAATGGACGTTAATGAAACTAACTTCGTTGCAACCGCTGGTACTGTAATGGGCGAATTCCAACGTACACAAGTTATTCCGGAAATTGACTCCTATCGTTATTCCAAAATCGCTGCATTAGCAACTGCAGCAAATAAAGTTACAGCTGGCTTTACTCCAACAGCAACAACTATCTTGGAAAAATTAGAAGAAGAAATTACAAATATTATTGATGTAGTAGGCGAAAACGAACCTTTAATTGTTGTAATGTCTACTAAATTACGTACTATGTTAAACAACTCCGATAAATTTAATAAATTCCTTGATGTTACTACATTCCAAAATGGTGCAGTAAATACGAATGTTAAATCTTTCAACGGTGTTCCTATCCTTACAGCTCCATCTGCATGCTTAAAAACACAATATGTATTTAACGATGGTACAACTGCAAACCAACAAGCAGGTGGCTTTAAAGCCGATACAGGTGCTAAAGACATTAACTGGATCATTATGCCTCAATCTGCACCTATTGCAGTATCTAAAACAGACAAAGTACGTGTATTCACTCCAGACGTTAACCAAAAGGCAGATGCATGGAAAATCGACTATCGTAAATACCATGATTTGTGGATTCCTAAAAACCGCTTTGCCGCAATTCGTGTTAATACTGGTGCATAATTAAGGGGTGTTTTAAATGACAAGACTTGTACGTATGAACGAAGTTCAATATGTAGAAACTGAATTCGATATTGAACGTTTAAAGTCCGAGGGCTTTGAAGTTGAGGAAGTAGACGATACTGAAACAACTGAGGACGAAGAAGAAAAGCCAAAACGTGGTGGCCGTAAGAAAGCTGAGGCGTAATCATGTTACCAGCTGAGGTGTTCGAGCGACGGTTGAGACAGGCCGTTAAATCGAGCACCTTTATGGTGCAAGATGAGGCACAGGCAAGACATAGTTTTACGTCTAGGACGGCTCAGTTGGAACGTTCTATTGATACACGGTTCGACTTTGATAATGGCAATAATGTTGGGGTTGTATATCTTGATGATAAGGCTGCACCTTATGGGGTGTTTGTCCATGAGGGTACACGACCTCATATTATTCGTCCTAAGACAAAAAGCGTTTTGCGATGGGCACCTATGGCCGGTAATGGTTTTATATTTTCTAAAGTGGTTCATCATCCAGGCACTAAATCTGATCCGTTTTTATATGACGCTATTAATCGTAAGCGTGGCGATGTATACGCTACATTTGCAAAGGCTACGAATATGGCACTTGAAGATATAAGCGGCAGCGATTGGCTTGGCAAGACAGACCATGAAATTAAAATTCGATTATAGGGGGCTCAATGTTATACGACTACACGGAAATGCAGTTCACCGATGAGCTATTGGGCAAAGAGGTACTGCCACAACATGTCGAACGTGCCGAGCAAGGCTTATACGCATTCGCTAAGCGGTTAGGAGTTCCACAGAATGATGTTATTAGAGGTTATCTAGCCGATGAGCTTGTACAACTATATACATATCGTTTTGTATGCTTTGACAAAGCGTATGCGTTGCCAGGTGCTTACACTAGGGACGGTTCGACAGATGATTTCTACAGTAAGAAATTACTGTATTTAGACGAACGCATTAAAATTTTAGAAAAGCAGATAACTCCGGAAGATTTAACAGGCGATGCGAAAAAGTATGCTCGTTATCGTACCGTTGAAATATACAGGGGGTAATATGTGGCTAGAATTAATGCAACATATTAAATCTATTATCGAAAATAGCGGTGCTGCATTTAATGTCATGCTAGGTGCTATGCGACCACAAGCAGCAAAGATAGACGAAAATGGGGTTATTATGGTTATTCGTGGGGAAACTACGAGGGGAGATAACTCTATTCAGTCTGAATTGCAACAAGAACTATATATCGAGGTTTGGGGGCGTAACGACGACCCAGATTTGGAAGTCGGTTACGAAATTATTGCTAATTTCGAGGATAAGTTCGAAGCAATTATTAATGATCTACGCAAGCGATGTGGCGAATTAGACGAAGAGGCTTGCATATTGCAGTCTAATGGCTATCAAATTATAGATTTGGTATGCACAAATAAAACTGGCGACCATGATAGTGTAAGGCCATTAATTGGCACTCAATATCGCTTTATGGTTCGCCTTATTGATTTAAAAGAAGAAACTAACGGAGGTATATTCTAATGCCAGCATCCACACCAAAAAAATTATATAAACCGGCACAAGCTGCAATGCCTACAGCCGGCAAGAATTATCTTATCTATTTAAACGTAGGCACTGACGAAACTACAAACGCTGAATGGCTTTTGTTAGGCGGTCAACGTTCCGGTGATGTATCTCGTAAAGCAGATAGCATCGATGCATCTCATAAAGGTTCCGGCGGTTGGAAGTCTACAATCGCAGGCCTTAAAGAGTGGTCCATTGACTTGGAAACATTGCTCATGCCTAACGAAGAAAGTTTGACATTGCTTGAAAAAGCGTTTTTAGATGGCGAATATGTTCATCTTAAATTTGAATACCCTGACAAGTCTTACATGACTGGTATTGCATCCGTTACTGAGTTGTCCTTGAACACTCCACATGATGATGTGGCTACATACAAAGGCAGCTTGAACGGTGTAGGTCCATTGTCTGAGTTGAAAAAAGCCTAATTTATTAAGGAGTGTGCAAAATGAAAAAAATTAATTGTGATCTTTTCGCTATGGGCGAAACTATCTTTTTCAACATTGGTCGTATTGCCGAATTGGAACAGCTATGGGGTGAACCTATTTTCAAAGCAGTACAAAGTGGCACAATGACATTTAATCAGCTTATTACTGCGTTTGTTGTAGGTATGAAACAACACGGCAAAAAGCGTGATTATATCTATTATCAAGATAAACTACAAGAACTATTTGACGAGGGAACAGTCCAATATAGCGACCTTGTGCAGTTAATTGTGCAAGCCCTCATTGGTAGTGGTGTATTTGGTAAAGCTGCATATTACGCATTATTCCCAGAAGAGGCTGACGAGCAAGCACACTCCGAAGTTGAGGCTGAGGCAGACACAAAAAACTAGAGGGGGGCTATACAGCCCCCTCTTTTAGTATTTGGATAACTAAGGCAGAGCGTATGGCGTATGGTCCACTTAACTTAAAGCCGTGGGAATTTATGAATTTGAGCCCTATGGAATATTACAAACTTGCCGAGGGCTATGAATTAAGAACGGAAATAGAGGACCGCAGACAGGCGTATTTTGCGTGTCTAATGACAAATGTGCATATTGCCGGCAATAGAAAGTTGCGTGTCGAAGACATTATGAAACAATTACACCCTATGTCAGCAGCTAAACGCAAAACCGAAGAAAAGTTATTCATGGAAGAATTCAGACAGGCAGGAGGTGAGTTATAGATCTATGGCCGATACACAAATAAATGTCAAAATTGTTGGCTCGTCCAATAGTGCTGAACAGGCACTTGACCGTGTAGCAAAGAAAGCCGAACAGTCGCTAGGTAAAAGCATCTCAGATAGTCTTGATAATGTTAAGGCTAAGGCTCAAAAGGTCTTTGGGGTGGAAATTCCAGGGCTTATGAATGCAGCCAAAAGTGGTGCTGCCTTTGCAGGTGCTGCGATTGGTATTGAGGCAGCCGGCAGAGCATTAAAAGATATGGCCGTAAGTGCAATTAAAACCACCGACCAACTAACACAGTTACGTGCTCGTATTAACCTTATCAATGACGGTACGCAAAGTACTGCGGAGATTATGGATAAGGTATATCAAGCCGCTAACCGTTCTCGTGGTAGTTACCTCGATATGGCTGATAGTGTTGCAAAGTTGAATATGCTTGCAAAAGACGCTTTCAGTTCAAATGATGAGGCTATCTATTTCGTTGAACAGTTAAATAAGCAATTTAAGATTGCCGGTGCAAGTGTGGAAGAAACTTCGTCCGCTATGTACCAATTAACACAAGCTATGGCAGCCGGTAAGCTACAAGGCGACGAATTCCACTCCATTATGGAAAATGCACCTATGTTGGCACAATCTATTGCCAGTGAAATGGGCTTAACTGTAGGCCAATTAAAGGAAATGAGCTCGCAAGGTCTTATCACTGCTGATATTATTAAGAACGCATTATTCAATAGTGCGGAAGAAACAAATGCAAAGTTCGCAGAAATTCCTTTGACATTCCAAGATATTGGCACTCAATTACAGAATGATCTTATTACAGCATTTCAACCAGTAATGGAACAAATTGGCTCAATGGCAAGTTCTGATTTATTGGCCGGTGTAATTAATGAATTGGCATTTTCGTTCAAGGTAGTGGCTGCAGCTGCACAAGTTGCAATAGCTACTATCAAAGCTGCGTTTGCAGGTCTAAGCGTTACTATTGGTGTGATTAAGAATGTAATAACGAGCTTTGTTGGAATATTTACAACATCTATGCCAGCCGTTAGGGCTGCGGTAGTAGGTGTTACAACTGCTTTCATTGCCTATAAAGCCACTTTATTATTATGTGGTGCACAAACAGCTGCACTTACTGTGAAAATGGTTGCGTTGAAAGTGGCACAGGTAGCATCTGCAACTGCTACAAGGGCTCATGTGGCAATTATGGCAACATTCCGTGCTGCAATGGCGGCAGGTGCTACGGCATCCGCTTTCTTGGCTGCGGTTTTGGCAGGTGTAAGGGCTGCGTTCATGGCTGCAAGGAGTGGTGCATTGGCTGCGGCGGCAGCTCAAAAGGTTGTCAATTTAGTCATGAGGGCCAACCCTGTAGGGCTATTGATTTCAGTACTTTTGACATTGGTTAGCGTATTCGCAACTGCTGCGGCAGCTGGTAATGGGTTCGGTAACACTTTAGGTTCTGTGTTCTCGACAATCGTTCATACAGCCGTTTGGGGTGTTAATAAGATTATTGAGGCCCTTAACTGGTTAATCGCTAAACTCAATAGCGTTGGTGATAAAGTAGCCAAATTCTTTGGCGGTACTTTTACTGCAATTCAACAAGTAGACACCATTTCGGCTGATACTGCACAAGATATTGTTAACACTGCCGGCGATATTATGGGCCAAATTACATCAGGCTTATCCGGTGGCGGTGGCGGAGACATCGATACAGGTGGTTTTGGTGGCGGTGGCGACTATGACACCGGAGGTGGTAAAGGTAAAGGCGGCAAAGGTGGTGGCGGTGGTAAAGGCAGCAAGGGAAGTGGTAAAGATCTTGCGAAAGAGGCCAAACAAGTCCACGAAAAAATCTTGCAATCTTTCTTGGAAATGCAAGGCAATCAAGTAGAGTTAGTCGAACTTCAATACCAAAAAGAACGAGACGAGCTTGAAAAATCTAAGTCCGCCAATGCTAATTATCAAGAAGATTTAGAAAGACTTAACGAAGTCTATGCAGATAAGCGTATCAAAGCTAAACAAGAAGAAATGGCAAAACTACGTGCCATTGAAACTGGTATTCGTGATATGCAGAAGAATTTTGCATTTAGTACTGCCGATAAAGACAGTACTGGCTCCGTATCTCCGGCAATGCAGTTGGCAAAAGATTATATCGACCACATTGATGAAATTGAGGACCGCTACGCAGAAATGTCCGACAATTTCATTAAAATGGACGCTATGCAACAGCAAAAATACATTGATACTCTAAAACAACGTGGCATTGAGTTCGAAATGAGTGGCGAAGGTCAAATCTCATTTGAAAAAATGAAAAACGAAGAATTGCTAGCGTTACAAGAAGAGTACCGTAAAAAAGAATTGCAACAGCATATTGATCTTGTGAATGAAAAAGCCAAAATAGATGATGCTATGCGAACTCAGAACTTTGAGGCACTTCAAGCTGCATTGACAGATGAGTACATTGCCGAGCAACAAAATTATGAGCTAAAAAAGGCACTACTTGAAGAATATAAACAAGCAGTAATGGACGCACATTGGAATGGGCAACAGGTTCTGTTCGATGCTGCAAATGCCGGTTTAGATAGCTTACAAGGTTCTATCTCAGGACTTATTCAAGGTACAACAACCCTTATGCAAACGTTCCAAAATCTTGGCAAAGCTATCCTCAAAACTATTGCTGATAGTGTAGCTCAATGGATAGCGGCTCAAATAAAACAAGCCGTGTTCGGTAAAATGTTAGCAGCACAACAGGCCGCAACTGGCATTGCTACGGCTAATGCTCAATATCCTGCATGGGCTGCATTGGCTCAACAAGTTAGTATGGCGACCTTTGGTGCTAGTGCTATCGCCGGTAATGCTGCATGGTCTGCCAACACTTCGGCCGATAGTGCATTATCACTTGCCAATGGTTCGACTAGCTTTTCATCTTTAAGTAGTGGCCGATTAGAATTGCCTAAGATGGCAAATGGTGGTGTTGCTTATGGCTCCACTTATGCTGAGATTGGCGAGGGTAAGTACAAAGAGGCCGTTTTACCTCTAAGTGAAAGCACATACGATGAAATGGGTGCAGGCATAGCACGTGCCGGTGGTGGTGCTACTGGTGGCATTACGTTCAACGTATCCGCTATGGACGCTCATTCGTTTGGTGATTGGTTAGAGAATTCGGCAGGTCGTTCTTTACGTCAATTCCTTGTTAATCAAAACAGGGAATTTGTTGCTACGGAGGGTACATGGTAATGGCTGATCTATTAAAATTCCCAGATATTAAAACCCTTGCGTGGAAGTCTACAAAGGCTCAAAAATGGGACACTAAGACAAAACGTACTGGAAGTGGTCGAGTTCGTACCATGACAACGTGGCAGTATCCTCAATATACCATTACAACTGAATTTGCAATATTAAGCCCAGAAGAACATAAACGTCTTATGGGCTTTTATGCATCTGTAAAGGGCGGTACTGTTCCATTCTTGTGGTTGGATCCGGAGGACTACGAAGAAAAGGGTATTCGTTTAGGTACTGGGGCTCAATCTGAATGGCAAGCAGTTCGCTTGTATGGTGATTTTAGGGAACCGGTCGCACATATTGAAAAGCTCAAATTATATGCTAATGGCTCACCAGTAAATGCAGTATCAGATAAGGGTGTTATTAGATTAGCACCAGGGGTAAGAGTGGCACCTACTGCCATTATTACTGCTGACTACACATATTATTGGAAAGTCATGTTCAGTGGCGACTATACTGACGAAATCGTTTTTAAAGACATATTTAAGTCTAAATCGTTTAAATTGGTTACGGTAAGGTGATTATAAATGAAACAAGTTAGCGAGGCTTTAAGCGTTCATTTAAGCAACTCACAGACGTTTGTATCGTGCGACTTATACGAGCTTAAACTCAAAAGCGGTATTTCTTACTACTGGGCGGACACTGATGCCGATGTTGTTTATGGTGGTAACACTTACAAGGGCGATGGGCCAATTATTGTGCGTGAAAAGATTGCAACAAGCAGTACTGTTAGCGTTGATAAGTTGAACGTTACAATAACTGCTAATCAGTCCGACCAAATTGGTGGTGTGCCAGTCTTAACTGTTGCCCATAATGGTGGTTTAGACGGTGCCACTTTAAATTTGAGACGTGCGTTCTTCGGCGATAATGGAAACGTTATCGAATGTATTGATCTGTTCAAGGGTATTTGTGAAGTAACACAGGGCGGTGGCTTTGCGTTGAAAATTAATGCAAAGTCAGTAGTCCAAAGACTTAATATTGAATATCCTAACAGACGATACTATCCACAATGTCCATACTCTATCTACTCAAAAGAGTGTGGCGTTGACATTACTAAGTACCGCAAGCGTGTTACTATAATTGCGGTTACTGGTACCAATACTGTGCAGATTGACACTAGCTTTGAAAAGGGTTATTACACTGCAGGCGGTATGGAATGGATAAGCGGACCATTATCAGGGCAAGCAACTCAAATTATGGATAGTGCTACAAATACAATCGTTTATATGAGTGCGACTAATACTGCACCTCGTGTTGGCGATGTAGCTTATATCTATCCAGGGTGCGACAAAACGCCTACAACTTGCAAGGCTAAGTTCAATAATTTTAGTAGGAACAGGGCAACTCCTTATGTTCCGTTAAAGGAGACAATACGATGAAATTGACAACAGGTGAAATGATTGCCGAGGCTGCAAAAAAGTGGATAGGCACACCGTATCAAAATAATACTATGGTTCATGGTGTTGGCGTCGATTGCTCCTATTTGTTGGTTGCTGCACTGGTCGATAGTGGTCTCATGAAACGAGATGCATTAGAAATAGAAAATTATTCCAATGAATGGCATTTACATCGTAGCGAAGAAAAGTATTTGAAGTATGTTCAAAAAGTAGCTGACGAGGTTCCTATTAATGATATTCGTATCGGTGATTTTCTTTTATACCAATATGGTCGTTGCATTTCTCACGGTGCTATCTATGTCGGTAATAATTTAGTCGTGCATGCGTTTATTGATCTAGGTGTTATCTATTCATCTATTGACGATGTGTTATTCTATGACGCAAAGGGCAGAAGTCGCTTACGTGCGGTTTATAGGTTTAGGAAAGGGGACAAATAATGGGCTTTCTATTTAGTCGAGGGCGAAACACTACCAATCGAGCTGATATGATAGGCGACTTTCAAATCAATACAGCCTCATACGGCGAAGTGGTTCCTGAAGTACTTGGCACTACACGATTGAGTGGCAACATTATTTATTATGATGATTTCACCCCTCATGAACATAAAACCACTACACGAACTGGCAAGGGCGGTGGCTCAAAGCATACTGAAATAACCTACACATATACAGTGGCTGCGGCTATTGGTTTATGTGAGGGCCCTATCGCTGGCATAGGTAAGGTATGGCGAGATAAGGAAATATACGATTATCCTAATGAAAAGATTGAGCTAACCGCCTATAAAGGTGATTATGGACAAGCTCCGTGGCCGTATGTTTTATCTAAGCATCCGGAAAAGGCATTGCCTTATAGTGGCTTGGCATATATGGCCGGTGTTGTTGATTTGGGCGAGCGTGGTAGCTTGCCTCAATTCAACTTTGAAATAAAAGGCAAGCTCCTAGAAACTGGCGACGGTGTCGATGTAAACCCTGCCGATTATATTGTGCATGTGTTAAAGTCAATCGGCATTGATGATGTTAATATTGACGGTTTGGAACACTACAGGGAGTATTGCAAGGCAGCTGATATTCTTATCAGTACACCGCCGGACAGTAAAAGTACAAAGGCTCAAACTGTAATTAATGATATAGCTGAGATTACAAACAGCCTTGTCTTTTGGTCTACAGACCGGCTTAAAATTGTACCGTTAGCAGATAAGCCAATAGGCACATGGAGCCCATATAATCAAATTCAATACAATTTAACTGCTGATGATCTTATTCCGTCTAGCGATGGACAGTTAGTTATCTATAAGCGAAAGGATAGTTCAGAAAGCTATAACCAAGCTACAGTTGAATTCATCAATCGTGCCAATAGTTACGAAAAGGAAACGGTCGCATTCGAGGTCGTGGCTGATGTGCAAAAAAATGGTTTAAAACCAGCCTCCAAGAAGTCCGCACATTATCTGTACACTAAGGCTAGGGCACAATACTATGCGGAGCAATTAGCCATGAAACGGCTATATGCTAAAAATCAATATACATTCCAATTAGATTGGGCTTTCTGTAGATTGGAGCCAGGCGACCTTGTTACGTTAACTGACGAATTATGTGGCTTAAATAATCAAATTGTCGTTATAACTTCTGTATCTGAGGCAGCAGACGGACAGTTAGAAATAACTGCCGAGGGTAAACCGCCAGGGACATATGCTCCTGCCAAGTACAATGTACATGAAAACGAGCGACCTTTTATTGATTATAATCAAGCTGCACCAAGCGTTAATGATGTTGCTATATTCCAAACCGTTGGCGATGTTGGTGGCAATCAGGTATTCGTTGGGGTTAATGCTCCAAGCGGTTGGGGTGGTTGCTCCGTATGGGTATCTGATACAGGCGAAAATTATCGTCGTATAGGATCTATCACTCAACAAGCTAGAATGGGCAGAACCAAAAATGCCTTTGATAAGTCTGTGAATGTATGCGATGTAGTACTCAATCAAGGTGTGTTGAAAACGGTAACACATATCGATGCTGAACGTGCCAATACATTGTGTTGGATAAATGGCGAGGCATTGAGCTATGAGGGTGTGGAAACTCATCCGGATAATTGGTATACATTAAAAGGTTTAGTTCGTGGACAATATGGCACTAATGCTATTAACCACAATGCAAATGAAAGGTTTGTCAGAGTTGACGAGGCTTTATTCCGTTACCCTTATCGTAAGGAAGATATAAATAAGACAGTATATCTCAAGTTTACTTCGTTAAATCTGTTCGGTAGTAATGAACAGGGACTTGATGAGGTGCAAGAGTATACCTATAAAATAGTTCCTTATTATATCCCAGAAGTTGATAATTTAACGTTATTTACTAAGTATTATGAAATTGGTAACGGTGTATTGTCTTTTGATGTAGTAGCTCAATTTGATGTACCTCAAATCAATAGTTTTGACACGGTCGAATTGTGGTACCGTGAGGGCAATGCAAAATGGAAGTATGGCGGTAATGGTAACGGTCAAATCTCTATTAGCGGTTGCGAGCTTGGACATACTTACGAAGTAAAGGCTATTGTCAAGGACGTACATGGAAACACTTCACAAGGTGTTACAAAGTCCATTACTGTTGCCATGAAAACGGAAGTTCCAAATGCACCGCAAGGCTTTTCTATTACCTTTAGTGATAAAGCCAATTTTAACTGGCTTGAAGTTCGCAACGCTGACGTTGATTTTTACGAATTGCGTTTAGATACACGAACAGGCCAAACAGATGGCTTAATTGGTAAAAGCAATAATACTACTTATAGTGGCATGCTACGTGAACGTAGTGGCAAAGTCTATTTGTATGCACATAACCCATCAAAAGGCTATGGTGCACCGGCTGAGCTTACATATAATGTACCGGTTCCACCTAAACCAACGAATGTCAAATTAACAGGCACCATAAGCGGAATTGGTGTTGTATTTGAAAGTATTCCAACAGGTTGCAAAGGTGCTAACGTATATGTTGATAATACTGTATATTTCACATCTACTAATGCGATGAGCATTCCTATTGAGGCAGGCGTTTACTCCGTTAAAGTTGCTTATGTCGATATCTTTGGCGAGGGGCCAAGAACCGATGCAACAAATGTTACAGTAAAAGCTAAAATAGACAGTAAATTGCTAGATATGGAAGAACTTGGCATATCTGATATGGACAAGGCAGTAAAGGCTTTAAAAAATGAAGTTGGAACAGTCAAAACTAGCGTTGACGGTTTTCAAAGCAAACTTATCGACCAAGCCAATGCGTTTCAACATAGCATTAATGATCTAAACACTAATTTAGGTACGCAAATAACTCAAATCTCAAATGGTATTGAGTTAAAAGTAAGTAATGCACTCAATAGCCTTGACGGCCGAGAAATTATAAGCCGTATCAACTTAACACCAGCAGGCACTAGAATTGACGGCAAACTCTTGCACGTTACAGGTCAAGCGTTGTTTGATGATAACATCATCACTAAGAAAATGCTGCAAGCCGGGTCAGTTACTGCTGACAAAATGCAAGTTGATAGCTTATCATCTATCTCTATTAATACTGGCGATTTAACAGGCGGCTCTATCACAGGCGGCACCTTTAAGAATGCGAATGGCTCATTCAAAATCGACCAAAACGGCAATATCGTAGGGGCTAACATTACAGCCTCACGCATTGACGCAAGCTCAATTTTCCAATCTGGTTACAAGATTAGAAATATAGACGTTCAAGTATACAAAGTTAAGCATGGCGATTATTGCCCTATTCCAGAGGGTTTTACTGAGGCCCAATGTACATTTATACCAGTTGGGTATACTGAGGGAGAGTATTATTTTGCTACAAACAACGGACAATTTGACAGCCGAGGGAAACGTATAAGTAAAGAAGATTACAATAGACAAAAATCAAGATATATAGGTTCCTGTAATTTGTATATGCTGCAAGATAACGACAAAGGCGCACATATAGGTATTGATGGCAAGCGAAGAGCCGTTGTAGAGGCTAGAAGTTCATCCGTGTGGAGTGGTGGCGGTGATAATGGCAACACATACAGTACGACTGCATACTCATATGGTGAATTATTTGTATTAGTAATTGCCAAGCAATAAAAGGGGGTTACATGGTTAAACACGATTTCACGCTGCACTCTGGACATGATTTTAATTTCACTTATCAAGTGCCAGAGGGTAGCGACTTAAACCTCACAGGCTATACAGGCGTATGCAAGATACGAAAAAGGCCTAATGAGGCGGTTATATTTGAGCTGAATGCAACAGTCGAAGAAAAGAGCGTTACGTTCTCACTTGCTGGCGATGTATCAGCAAAGAAACAGCTACAGACTAAAGACTTTGTATATGACGCATTTATTTATAACGAGAGTGATCATATCAAATTAGGCTATGGCAAAATTACATTTATTCAAGATATTTCAATGCATTAATTAGAGGAGATATTAATCATGGCAGATAATACTTTAACTTTGAAATTCGATAAAGACACTATTTTACCTTTATTCGAGGGGTTAAGAGGCCCTAGAGGCGAAAAAGGCGAGGACGGCCAACGTGGTGAACGTGGCGAGGAAGGTAAGCAAGGCCCTAGAGGCCCAAAAGGTGAGCCAGCAAGTGCAGAGCGTGCAGCTGAACTCTTGAAACAAAAAAATGTATACTTGGCTGACAACAGCGTCGAAACAGTGCTCGCCAAATTGGTAGAGCTTTTAGACGATACTATCAGAGTTACCTATAAACAGCTTGAATACATTCAGCCTTTAGTTGGTCAAACGTATTTAGATTTAAAAGGTGAGCCGCATTTCAAAGTATCTGTAAATGGCGGCGAGAAAATCGAATTTGTATCTGACAATTTAAGAGTTAATATCGACGCTTTCGGCGAAACAGATATTCTAGTTAAATACTTCAACCTAGCCGATAGAGTAGTAGGAAGTGCAGCTATCCGAGGCGTGATAGTCGGTGAAACACCAGATAAAGAATATCGTGAAAACGGCATCACATATAGATTATTTGGAACAACTTTGAAGATGAATATTACTGGCAATACAGTCAATGGCAACTTTAATGACAATCCTAAAAATTGGAATGTTACTCAAAAAACGATATACGTAACTAAGCCGACAACACTTAATCTTGGTGATAACTGGAATACATACGGCCCTTACCTTGTAGAAACACCTAAAAATGTAACATTTACAGGTTATAACAACAATATGAAGCTAACAATAGCTACATTAACACAGGGTACGAAAACGCTGGCCTTTAATAAGCAGACTATTGAATGGAATGAAGCTAACAATAGCTACATTAACACAGGGTACGAAAACCCTGATCATTTATAATATTTGATGTAAGAGGGATACATGCAAGAAATAACAAATTTTCTATGCGAGGCGTGGCGAATGCTAACTGAGTCATTCGCCATTAAAGCCTTGCTTGCGGTAGTTGCAGAAGTCGGTATATACATGTTAGGTCTAAAACACGTACAGGTGTTAGGCATATTCATTTGCCTAGTGTTTTTAGATCTATTCACAAAGTGGGCTGCTATTGGCTATCAAATGCTTATTGATATGGGGGCGACACCAGAGAATATCAGCGGCTACGCCAAATATATCGCTATTCCTGCCGCATGGGGTAAAGGTTTAATTAATTCAAAGCATATGCGAAAGCCATTCGTAACAAAAGTACTCACTTACTGCCTAGCTACTGCTGGGGCGTGGTGCTTTGATTTCATGGCTGGGCAATATGCTTTTGCTGTGAATGTTGTATGGCTATATCTTGGCTCGGTTGAGTTTTTGAGTATCCTCGAGAACATGAGGGACGGCGGAAACAGTACAATCGCTGGACTGCTTGATGTAGTGCATAGCAAAATTGACATGATTTTAAAAAAATAATTAAGTATTGGCTGCATTCTAAAAGGGTGCAGCCTTTTATATTGGGGGCACAATATATGAAAATTGGCGAATATTTCGATGATTATGAATTTTCTTGCAACTGCGAGCGTCATGAGGTGGATAAAAACGGCCATAATGTGCTAGATCATATTATCGACAAAAGACTCGTGGACGTATTGGACGCTATCCGTGAGCGCTTGGGCGTTCCTGTTACAATCAATAGTGGCTATCGCTGCCCTGAACATAATGCAGAGGTTGGCGGCGTGCCTAATTCTTACCATACGCAAGGTTTGGCTGCTGATATTACCTATGACGGCATAGATGTAGACTATCTCGCTCAAATTGCCGAGGAATGTGGTGCAGATGGTATCGGTAAATACTATCACCAGGACTTCGTACATGTTGATGTTCGAGGGTACGAGGCACGTTGGTCTGATCTTGATTAAAAAGGGGCTATATATGTATGAGAAAATCACGAACTACATCAATGCGGTTAAATCTCAAATTACTGTTAAGCGGTTTATTCTTGTTTGTGGTTGTTTGTTGCTCCTCATTGGTGCATGCCAACTCATTGACGGCTACTTCACCGCAAGAGGAAACTATCAGCGTGCCATTGACAAGTTGGAACGAACTCAAAGGGAACTTGAAACAAGCAGACGCCTTAATCAAGAGCTCAAACTTGTCATTGAACGAGGCTCAGACCTTAACCGCCAAGCAAGCGACCGAATTGAACGAATTGAAGATTATCAACGAAGAACGGAGCAAGGAATTGGCCGAGCTCAAAACTATCAACGAGAAACAGGGGCAAGAGTTAGCGAAAGCATCGGAATTAATAACCGAGCAGGCGAGCTCATTGGAAACAGCCTCCGTATCATTGAACGAGTTGAAAGCGGAAGTAAAGAATAGTAAACGAACAGAACAAAGGTTACGTAGGCAACGTGATACGTGGGCGATTAGTAATGCTGCATTATTTCTTGCAGGTGCATTGCGTAGATAGACGGAGGTGATCCAATATCTCCTTACTGCATAAAGGTGGATATGCAGACAACTTTTGTTAATTAAATATAGGGCACTTACTCCAACAGTAGGTGCCCTTATTTTTTTACAATAATTACGAACAAACGTTTGACTTAAACAAGAATGTATTATATAATATAATCAAGATAAGAAGTGATTAAGCTACAAGGAGGCTTACAAAATGACACTACAAGAATTAAACAATATCTTGATTAAACAAAATCAACATCTAATGGTAGAAAAGTTCAGAACTGGTTATGAATGTTTTAGCATTCATACTAACAAACTATATGCAGTGGCAAAAACTGTAGATGAATTATACACAAAACTTTTAAAAGCTAACTTGATTTACTAGGAGGACAAACATCATGGCAAAACGTATTCCACTATCTTTCATTGCTTTGGCAGTAGCAAAACAACTAACTACTACAAACCCTATGTACGATGCAATTTCAGATTTAATCTACATGATTGAACATGACAAAAGATATATAACCTTAAAAGATAAACTACCTGCACTACGTAATAGATTGGTAGAGATTGACGAAGAATTAGGTTACGAATAATTGTTAAGAACTGGCTGCACTAAATTGTGCAGCCAGATAAAAGGAGATAAGAACATGAAGTACATTAAAGATGAAACAAGCATAGAAACATTAAATAAAATACTAGAAAAATATGAGGAACTTCATGCAGGTGGCATGATAACTACAGACGAACTATCTGACATTCTAGTTAGTATCATAAAACGTAAAATGCAGCTTGCTAAAATAACTACATATAGAGAATTAACGACATATATTAATCATGTATATTCTCTATATATGAATGGTGAAATAACCGACACAGAATATGAAACAACAAATGTTATTATTGATGATATGATTGCAAAGACTTTCAGATAAAGGTGATATAATGTACAAAATAACGATGCTTAATGACTACGCTCATTATTTTAAATCTTATAGGTATATAGACAGTCAGACTATAATAATATATCCGCAGGGGCATATTATTGATCTTGACATGATTAAAACAGGAATTGAGGTTATATAATGGCAAATAATAGAAACTGGGGCGGTCTCCGAAAGGGGGCCGGAGCTCCTATTACTGTAGGTGCAGAAAATCGGCGAAAACAGCGAGTAATCTCATTGAATGATAAAGAATATGAGACACTAAAAAATATAGCCTCAGAACGGCAAATAAGCGTATCAGAATTAATTAGAATTACGTTCAATCTTGATACGGCAAACGAAACGGCAAATAATAAAAGTGAATAATCGTATTTAATGTAAAATAATATTACATATAATTGATTGGCTATGCTTTTGATGTGAAATATAATAGCGTATTGAAAGTGAGATAGTAATAATCGTATAATTATATAGTTAAAGTATATTTTCTAAGGATTGGGGTTTATGGGAGATTAT